CCGCGCCCCATACATGCAAATGAGAAGGGATGCCTTTGAATGGCCCGGGAAGCGAAGAGGTTTAACAAGCAGAAGACGGCATACGAAGAGGGATATTTTTCCGAAGATCGGTACAAAGATTCAGCCAGGTCTCAAAACTGCCAGCCTCTTTTACATTCCTGAAAATCGCCTCATAATCCATATCCCCCTCATACCGGATATCATCTGCATACGGGGTAAAGGAATTCCCCACCCAGCCCAGACGATTAATGGATTTTTTAGGATTCAGTGTTAATGGATTCAGCCCCACGCAGTCCGATATGTAACGGACCATATTTTTTGCATTGTCCGACGTAACCTCAATGCCAAACTGGCTCAGCGCATCTACGATCTTATTTGTATTTGCACAGACGCTCCGGTCTACGGTAATGGTCTGCCAGGCAGCCGATTTAAAATACGCCAGCGTGATCCGCTCCTCCGCCGTATCTACGTTCTTCAGGATCTCTACAGGCAGGATCGGATGACTACACGCCTGATATGGCACCGGCATGGCATTCTTGTCATATCGGATCGTCCTCACTCCGAAATCATTCGCAGTCCACTCGCCGCATACTAATTCCAGTGGCTGATCGGTGAATTTTGTTTTATTCCCGGTCTGCTTCTGACGCTGTGCATAATCAAGCACAAATGACTTATAAAGATTGTTAAATTCCGTTACCCTTTTAAGCTGCCGCGCGGTGTTACGAAGGGATTCTATATATTGGGTCCGCTCGATATTGTCCTCTATCTCAAAAATTTCATAAAAAATCTCATCTGGAAATGGTTCCGTCGGCTTTAATGCGGATATACCAGTCAGTAATTCGTCTTTCGATGTCCCCAATCCTTCTCACCGCCTTCTTGTCTTCGTAGACCCCTTCCGGACATTCTTCTATATTTTCTAACAAATATTCAATATACGTGATGTTCTGCAGCGCTTCCGTAAAATGCTCATTTCTCTCATGGATTGCCTCACACAGCAGGATCCAGTACATTTTGACGTATAATGTTGACCGCTTTTTAAATGCAGCAACCGCCGCTCTGTGCCGGCACACCAGCTCCGCTTCCCGCTTCTCCCTGTATGTCATCGGCTCAGCCAGGGGAATATCAAAAGCGGCAGCCAGTTCTTTTGCGGCTTCATAGTTACTCGTATCATGGTACAACGCTACAAACTTGATTTGGTCACCACCAGTTCCACACGTAAAGCAGTAAAATCCCTTTCCGTCCGGATATATTTTAAGGCTCGGATTCTTATCCTGATGGAAGGGGCACTGACACAGCCCCTTCCGATTAAGCTGCAGGCCATAATACTCCGCCACCTGCTGCATGGAGACCGCTTCCTTTACCTTCCGGAACAGATCCGGATTATAACCTTTCATTATCATTAATCTTCAAACCTCGTATGACCGAGAAGTCCCTCCATTGCAAACATCCAGCCGCTCTGTCCTATATCATCAGCACAATGGATTCCGCCCTGCAGGCTTCCTATGTCGGAATTATCAATCAGACGCATATCAAACTCATCCGGATCCGGAAACCCTCTCCGGATGAGTCCTGAACGATACCCTGGGATTAATAACGGAACTTCTGGCCTTACATGAAAGGGATCCCTTCATCTCCGGTTCCTTCTGGGATATTCATAAAACCGTCACTGTCTGTAAAAGAAGGGGGTGCCGCGGCATCTGCCGGATTTGGCCTGCCGCCTCCCGGTCCTGTTACTGGAAGCAGTTCATCTTCCGGCACTTCCGCTTCTGCCAGGCCTGCCACGCTGCGGATCCGCCACAGCTCCGTTGTCATTGCGCGCTCTCCATTATCCTTTTCGTACTGACGGCGGCGGAAAATACCACCGAATTTTTTATTGACAAGCGTTTTCTCATTCTCTTCCTTGTCCCACTGGAAAGTGAAATTGTTAGACCTCTCAATGGCAGTAACAACACCCTTAAGCCATGGCGTTCCCTTATCATCCATGTTCTGTTTAAAGACGCCTCTCCATTTGGCTTTTGGATTCGTTTCTTTTTCTGCTTTAAACTGCTTATCATAAAAGTCTGCATACTCTCCTTCCGCAATATCGTACAGAATTACAAACTTTCTCCACTCATGTCCGCTCTTATCCGTATCCGTTACTTCGGAAACCTGGCGAATCTTGCATACATATTTTCCTTTTGGAAGGGCCTGAAATTCGCCCGTATAAGCTGCCGCCTCATCATATCCCTGTGGTTTCTTAATCATTCTTCTTTTCCTCCATGCTCTTATATTTCTTCCAACCGTAGAAATTACGAATGGTATCATCAACAAGTTTCAAATTATTTTCTATCTCCGGTTCATCGAACATCTCTTCCGGGGTTTTGGTGATATCCGAGCCATCAGTAACTGTCCGAAAGAAATGTTTCCCGTTTTCACTCATGCAGCGGATGCAGATCGTGACCATTCCTTCCAAGCATACTTTCCGATCCAGCTGTTTCCCGATCGTTCTGAGCCGTGAAACTCCAAAATCGTCCGTGTCCTCATGGAAAATGATATATACGATTTTTTCCGGATCCTTCACCTCGGTCTTGACCATTTTTACCAGGCCATACATAGCGTCCGCAATATCATCATACATTTCAAATGAAGCATTCCCTTTTTTATTCCGATGGTTGGCCATAAAAAGATGTGTCATAATATATCCGGCATCGTCAATCACAAACACCTTTTCAGGGTTTTGGTTGATTGTCGTGATGATCTTTCCGATGTCATCACTGCTTCCAGTTTTCTTAAAACGTTTGCGAAATGGTAACTCCTTTTTCTCTGTATTCAGCAGTACAATCTCATCTTCATCAAAAAATTTCAGACTCCGGCTTTTCCCGCTCCCGGATTTTCCATAAATCAATACTGGTAATCCCATGATCTCCTCCTTAATAAGGCAGCGGATCTTCCGCAGCTTCCTCTCTCCCGTCTGCCGGTTCCTCATCTTCCTGACCTGCATTATCCGCAATCCAGTCATCCTCAAAAAAGCTGATACCGTTCAGACGTGGAAACAACACTTCCAGAGCCTTATTACCTGGTGATTCCGTATGCACCCAGTAAATTGTCGTTTCATTCTTCCAGTAAAGCACACCAGAAAAGAAACTCGGCCTGGTTGGCATCGCCTCCACAGTCGTATCCAGTTCACTCCGTGATATTACCCGGTCTGACAGGGACCTGTCCGCAACTACAAATTTCAAGTCACTATGCTTCTGGCATACGATGTACTCATGGGGCCTGGCAAACAGCATTACCGGCGCTACTGCCGCAAAATCCTTCGCGGCTTTCCACTGCTCATAAGGATCCGGATAATCCGGCACTGTTTCCGGTTCGGCTTCCCCGTCCGGAGTCGTTTTGTATAAGTAACATTTATATGCTTCCGGTAGGTCTCCGATCAGCTCCATGATCGCCGCCTTAAATTTATTCGATGCATAAGGTATTTCGATATACAGTCCCCAGTTATCGGAATACACCAGGTAATGATCCTTCACATTCCCCACGATCAGGCCGTGCTTCTTCAGACTGGCCTTCATGATTTTCTTTAACTCCCCTGTTTTCAAAAACATCTCTGTTTTCTCCTTTCCTGTTTCTCTCTGCGCTTTCATCGATTCCGTGCCGTACCAGTGCAAGAACCATATCCATCTCTTCGAAGGACAGATGCCACACACCCGTAACCATAAGTTTTACAACCCGTGCAGCAACGTCCATTAATACCTGCATACGGAACGGAGTCATATCCCCGCCGCCCATCAGCGGATCCCCAGATGCTCCCCACGCGGTTCCAGATGCGCCCAGTCTACCTGGCGCTCGGATAATAAGGCGCGGACAGCATCACCATTTACCTTCGGTGGCTGCGGAATCAGGAAGCGGCCCGGGATATCGTCAATGGCCCCATCAATAACAAGCGGTTCCTGCCCGCCATTCTTCGCTACACTGATCGTAAAGAGGGTTGTCTTAATCTTACTCTTCCCGATAGCCTTCATGTTCTCCATAAGAGTCGTCTTCAGCGCTTTCTGGCGGTTCTCCAAGCTTGTCCTCCGGGCATTCAGGCGGGATTCTTCCGCTTTCAATGCCTCAATATCGGCTTTCATGTCAGTAATGATGATTGCATAAGATTCCGCCTTGTCCTCAATCTCACCAAATATGGCCTCCATGGTATCTTCAATGGTCAGACTGTCTACGTCTGGATCGTACATCATGTCCTCTAAAACCTGATACTGCTCTGTTAATTCATATAATCTCATCACTTGTCCTCCTTACCATTCCACATCGTCTGGATTAATCGGGCCGGAACTCTGGCGGCGTTTCGGTCTGGGCGGGAATGCCGGCGGTACTGCTTCAAGGCCGATAGTACGGTCATAATTCCCCATTAGCTCGTCCATCTGGCGGAGCAGTTCCTCTTTTCTGACCTCTAACGATCCCTTAACTACCATTACAATAGCGGCCTGACTCTCTTTGCTTAACCCGATTTCACCACTGTTAAGCGAGATATTCTCGCCCCAGCCGTCTGAAATCAGCAGGCGCATAGGCTGCCCTTCCAGCTTCTTAATTGCTTCGCTGCAGAGATCAATCGCCTTCCGGCAGTCTGTTACATCTTTCATAAATGCGTCCATGCGCTGTGTATTCATTTCCATCTTGAATCTCCTGTCTCCCTCTGCTATAATGAGGGTGTAAACTTGTTAGTAGTTACCTTGATTCCCTAGCGGCTCCACCCGCTGGGGTTTCTGTTTTTTCTGAGACCGTTGTCCGTTCCCATGAGCAACCACAAGTGCAGACGTACTTACGGCTAGTAACCTCTCTTCCATTTTCGTCCCATGATCTGATAGATACAGGTCTGGGTCTTACATCTAATTTGTATTTTCCCCAGCAACAGGGACACCTGTTATCATTTTCTCTCAACCGATCCACCTCCCTTCCACCACTAACACCAACAGCAGATACCCTATGTAGGCACAGGCCCCCGCTCCGGCCAGATCAAATATTCCAACCAGCAGCCATTCCACCCAGTCGATCAGCGGCGGCCGGCTGTCGTCCTCGAAGTCGTCGAGGTTGTCAATGTACTTCTGCATGTCCATCACCTCCCTGCTTGTCCATCAGTACCGCTATTAAGCGGTTTCATCTTTCTGTACCTCGTCTTTCTTTTTAATAGACTTTACAGTCACTGTTGCTTCTCCTCGAGCGGTCAAAATTCTTGCAAGGGCTTCAAATGCCTTTTCCACGTTAAGGCTATTTACTGCGATTACAGTATCTTTCATATCACCACCCCTCTCTGATAGATTGTATGTGTGACTGGTTGTACTACTTGCGTTGTCCTTCTTTTTCCATTGACACTCATATTCGATAGTGGTATATTTGTTTTATCGAACATAAGTTTGTTTCATATTAACTTTCTCGCTTAAACAAGTAATCTAAATCGTACTTTGGAAACAGAACATTTCTAATTGACACTGCGTCCTCATAGTAAAAGCCTTTCTTTGTTTCGCCATTTACTGTATCGCTTACAGTTTGATACCTACAACCAAGTAAACTCCCGATCTGAGTAAATGTTACATTCTCGTCCTTCATAGCAGACAAAAAGTTTCTATACATGCTGTCACCTCCTTAAAAATACTGAATTTCGAATTTCATAAGCAAATTATATTCTTTATTCAGTATTTTGTCAACGTGAAATATTCCTTTTTCCGAATTTATTCGCTAAATCGAATATTTTTCATTTACAAAATACGTTTCATAGTATATAATAAGAGTACTTAGAAAACGAGGTAGCAGATATGGAAAAAGCGAAAATTTTAGAGAGATTAATAAAAGAACAAGGCTATAGTCTAAAATCATTTGCACTAAAATGTGATATTCCTTATACCACGTTGTACGGAATAATGAAGAATGGTGTCGGAAAAGCAACTGTCGATAATGTTATGGCTATATGCCACGGGCTCGGAATAACTATGGATGAGTTAGAGGAAATGGCCAATGGTCAGAAAACTGCCCTGATGGAACCCACTTACGCCGATGTTGAAAAGCTTGTTGCCAGAAATGGAAAGAAAATGTCTGTTGAGCAGAAAATGCGCCTGATACAGCTTTTGTCCGAAATTGAATTTGAGGACTGATTTTATTGAGAAATTATTTATGCTGCACCGATTTTAACAGAACTGGACTTATCAAATTACTTAACTCCGTATTAACTGTTTATAAGGAATGTAATATAACTAATTTTCCTATTGACTGTATTTCGATCTTGCAGCACTATGGATTTAGAGTTTTAACTTATTCGGAATTGAAAAAGATTAATTTTGAATTATATGAGATTTGTCAAAACTGTACAGATGATGCTTTCACTTATAAAAAAATTGTTGCCTATAATGAAAACAATACGCCTGAGCGCATTCGCTTCTCATTAATGCACGAACTGGGGCACTTTATTATGGATCTTCCTTCAACGGATAAATCATTCGAAGATCTTGTCGACTATTTTGCCAGTAACATTCTTGTTCCTCGTGCAACTATATGGCATATGCGATCAGATAGTATCAGAGGTATCTGTCATACATATGGAGTATCCTGCATGGCCGCGAATCGAATATACGAAGATTATAAAATGTGCCGCTTAAGTGAGTGCAAAGAAATAAATCAGGATATACATAACTGGTTTTTTCCTGTTGTTATACCGGAAATGACGGTGCCGAAACCCAAGCCTATCCTTGAACAGAAAGAGCCTAAAGAAAAACACACCACATGGGCAGAGTATCACGATATGCTTGAGAAATATTTTCCTGAGCGGTTACAAAATTATGTATTAAGATAAGAAGTATGTACTTTCAGATTAAAATAGCTTTTGGCTTTTTAATAATAACAAAAAAGAATGGGAGATTTCAGGTATGGAAAACACTAAATTTTGCAAACATTGTGGAGAAATCATTGATGCTGATTGTGTCGTATGTCCCAAATGCGGAAAGCAAGTAGAGCAGTTAAATAGCGGAAAAGATAACCCTATTATTATAAATAACTCCTCTTCTTCCAGTTCTAGCGCAAGCGCAGCCGCATCTGTATCTGGTGGCGGGAAAAGAGCGCTGCCATGGTATCTAAAGTGGTTTTGGATTTTTATCTTAGGTTGCTTTACAGGTGGAATTTATTGGATTGTAGGCTTTATTTTAAGGGTTAATTGGAAATCTAAAAACTAATAAAGTAAAAAAGCCCCAGGAGCTGCGAACTCCCAGAGCTTTTCACATAGATTCTCTTGCCGGATCATTCCGGAAAGATATATCATTCTCGCAAATTGATTATATCATTTCCAGACTATCCTGACAAGAGGTGTATTTTTTATACCCCAAATTAATACACTTAACCAAGGAGATGATATTATGACAAAGCCCCAGACCACCCTTTTACGTGTAGCGCTCTACATCCGTGTGTCCTCAGATGAGCAGGCTGAACGCGGTGATTCTATTCGTGATCAAAAGGAACGCGGAACTAAATATATTGATGATCACCAGAATATGATCCTTCAAGATACCTATATCGACGACGGCGTCTCCGGCCAGAAGCTGGATCGTGATGATTTTACCCGCCTGATCGGGAATGTCAAAGCAGGTCTGGTCGATCTTATCATATTTACGAAATTAGACCGATGGTTCAGGAGCCTGCGCCATTATCTTAACACTCAGGTTATATTAGATAAATACGACGTAGCCTGGACAGCTATTGATCAGCCTTATTTTGATACCTCTACCCCTTACGGACGTGCTTTCGTAGCCCAATCCATGACCTGGGCGGAACTTGAAGCTCAGAATGGCGGCCTTCGTGTTACTGATGTCTTCCGCAGCAAAGTAGAACATGGCGAGGTTATAACTGGCAAAGTGCCGCGTGGCTACATGATTCAAAATAAGCATTTAGTTTTTTCCGACGAGGCACCCGCGATGTTGGATAGTATTCAGTACTTCCATCGGGAACAGGGACTTGCCAAAACCGTAAACTACATGCGGGAAACCCACGGAATAAATATGAGTATCCAGAACCTTAAAAACAGTATCCTGCGAAACGAGAAATACACCGGCCGTTATCGCGGCAACGAAAATTACTGTCCGCGCCTGATTTCTGACGAGATGTATCAGGATATTCAACGTGTCCTTGACACCAACAGCACTATCAGATCCAGTCAGAAGTACCCTTACATATTTTCTGGGATTTTGGTCTGCGATTCATGCGGACATAAAATGTGCGGCTGTCACATCAAAGTGACAAGCCATAGAACCAGCGGAAAGGTTTACCGGTATAAATATCCGGCCTATGAATGCCTGCAATACCGGACATACAAGAAATGCAGTAACGGAGGCGAAATTCGCGAAGTGCGGATTGAAGAATACTTATTGGAACACGTCCGTGAAGAGTTAAGCGGATACCTGGTAGATTTCGAGACAGGGGAGACAAAGAGAATTGATAACCGTGCCAAAAAGAACAAACTTCGCAGAAAGTTAGACCGACTAAAAGACTTATATCTAAATGAAGTAATTAGTTTAGATGAATACAAAAAGGACCGCATAGAATATGAGGAGCAACTTGCGGCGCTTCCAGACATAGAACAGCCCATCAAGAATTTAGAACCCCTTAAACAGGTCTTGGACTGCAATTTTGAGGTTATTTACAACAAACTGAGTAATGAAGAAAAAAGGGCTTTCTGGCGGTCAATTATCAAAGAAATCCGTATATCAAGGAGTGTTGAGCGGAACAGGAAATATCAGATTATTTTTTTGTAGTTGTTTTACCGTTAACTTAATCAACCGGTCGGTTAATATCAATTACCGGTAAATATAATTATAAAAGAAAGAAGGGGGAAAAATGGACAGAACAGACGAATTGTTTTTTGAGATAATTGAAACATATCAGCGACACGCCCAGGCTGCCAGAAACGCAAAGTATCAGGAGACTCGCGAGATGGCCGAGATACTCCTCAACATGGATATTTCTGCCATGTGGTTCTTAACACAGCGCACACCAGACACCAGAAGCCGACTGGTATAACGTTGTACGATGCACATATAAAAGTCGTCCAGGTATGGGGATTGGGATATACCTAGACGACCTAAGAGAAGGGTTGACAAAAAAATTATATCACTATATACAAATAAATCAACACCATTTTATACTTTATTGTAATTTTACACAAAATGCGGCCTGCCAATACAGCTAAGCCGCAAATTAGAAAAGCAAAATCGAGCGTATTATATCACATACATATAGTTTTGTAAAGGACTTTTTAGGTTGCGTCAATGATCATTAACACATTTCTATATTCAACATATAATGATAGTGCAGGTGGAGATATGATGAACGGTGGGCGGCTGTGTGAACTGTCATTTTGTGATTTTTATCCTTTGTAAAATTCACCGCATTAAGCCGATTGGATGTGTATAACAATCTGATATAGCCCCGGATTTCACCGGGGCTTTTTACAGAACCATATCTAATCTTGCTATTATATAGTTTCAGGCGGCCCACACGGACCGCCATTTTCTTATTCTACCCACTGCACCTCGAGATTGCCCTGGCTGAGATTATTCGTCACCATCAGCGCTCCGTATGTCGCCATATCAGCTTTTGACGGATTGAGCATATAAGCCAGGCCGCCGATAGTCGCATAACCGGTTACCATGTTCCCGACATCGTCCACATAGAACCACTTATTCTTATACTTAATCCACCGCGCTTTCTGCAACTCCCCGTTAATCGTGAAATGCCAGTTCCCGGCGCCGTCCTCGAAGCTCTTCACCTCGTCCACCTGTCCGCGGATCCGCAAGCAGAAGTCCGTCCATAACTCCGGATTGTCCATCATCTTACGTGGGCACCATTTGCGCTTGGCATCGTAGTGCCGGATTACCCGATCAGCAGGGATCCCCGTCTCCTGCATCAGATGTCGTACCAGATCCACGCAGTTAAGCCGCGCCTTATCGTAGTTGCTGTCCGGATTAACACATATCTCGATATTGATCGTGTTGTTGTTATTGACTCCGGCCACCAGCGGCGTACCGTACTGCTTGCCGACAGCCCATGCTCCGTCCGTGTGGTTGAGTGTCTGGTAGATTGCCACATCGTCAACATAGTAGTGGACGGACGTGTCGAGGTTACCGTTGTTGTGCGCTCTGGCGTGAGATTCAGCTCCTGCCCCCTTTTTAAAGTTGTCTGTCTCGTGGATCACGATGTACTTTGGGTGATTCTGACTTGCGTAGCAATTGATCTGTTTGATTTGTTTTGTAATTGGTAACATAATTCCTCCTTAAAGAAAAAGGCCCAGGTTCCCCCAGGCCCAAAATCTTGTGACGTCACAAGTTGTGATATTACAACTTTTTGCAATCTCGCAACAGCTTATTTCGTCAGCTGCTTATATACCTGATCCGCACCTGTCGCAGCCAGTCCGGAGACGATGCCGATTGCTATTGCTGTAATAATGTCAGTAGCCGGATAGCCAGGCATGTAATACATACCCACAACGCCCAGGACTGCCCCAATAACACCGCAGATCACCGGCAGCCACTTATTGTCCACCTCTGTTGCTTTGACGGCCATAGCGGCCAGATAGCAGATCACTGTAATTCCTGCAACACTCGCAATTCCAAAATCCATAGTCAATTCCTCTCTTTCTCGTTTTCAATTACCTTCAGCCGGCTCTCATGATCTGCCAGCTTCTCGCCCTGCTCATCGTTGTGGTCCCACAATCTTTTGTGCGATTCATGGTTATGTAACTCCAGATCGTCCATGTCCTTACCCAGGCTGTCCAACTTTACAATTAGCCGGGTGATCGCCGTGTTAAGCTTAATCACCGGGGCGCCAATTGTCAGGGCCGTTGTGACCAGTCCTACAACGATGATAATTACGTCATATCTTTCCACACCTCATGGTCCTCCTGTCAGTTATTCGTGGTCGCAATCCTTATGTCCCGGCCCGCCCGGTACATGCCCTGGCTTAAACTGCTTGTGATCCGGGCTGTAATCTCCCTCGAAAGGCGTGTCTGCAATCACTGGTTGCCGGCCGGGATCCTCTTTTCCTGTTGCTGGTCCATAGGGTACGGGTGTCTTGTAGTTCATGTCTGGCTTGTTCTTATTCATGGTGTGTCCTCCTTATTCTGTTGGTGTTTCAGGGTCTACGGGTTCTGGTGTCGGCTCCACTACCGGCGGTGCGTACACCGTCTCAGCCAGCAGAGCAAGTTCAGTCATCTGCTCCGCAGAGAGCATGTTGAAGGCGAAATATACGCCCAGCTTGTCCGTGGCCTCCTCTTTGGTTGCATAATACTTTTTGCTGATAAGACTGCTCATCAACGTGTAAATCACTGTGTTACTCATAATCTCATACCTCCTGTAAAAGTTTAGTTGTCTGGTTATCTACAATAGCCGCCTGCGTCGCTGTCGGCAGGGCTGCTACTATTGTCGCTATCTGGTTGTCGGTGTACTCTTTGGCCGCCTCATAGCACTGCTCCAGCGCCTTGTGGGTGTCCTTGACGTAGTCCAGAGTCACCGTAGGGGCCGGGCCGCCCGCGGTGATCGTCAAGTGTGTTGTGCCTGCGTAGGTCGTCAGGGCGTTGAGGGCCTGCTGGGTGGCGGAGGGGAAAGGCTCCCAGGTAGGGGTGGCAAGGGGATAGAGGGTGATTGCATCGGCTATAAATTCCCTAAATGCTTCGATCGTTTCGAAATCAGGGTTAAGCGTGCGAATAAAAATTTTTCCCACTTCATCTGTCGCCACATAATCGCCAATAGCGTTAAAGCTAGCACCCTTTGGACGTCTTGTATATTTAGAGCATATAACCATGCAATTTAATTTTTCGATCATATCTGTTGCATCATATACAAACCTATGTCCGGCGCTTCCTGATGCTACATTTAGCTTCCTCCATTGCCCGTTATCCACCACACCAATATACCGCTCAATCCCCCATTCCCCATCTTTGCACGCGATCCTGTCCCGGCACTCTCCGGTCCCATGTAATGGTTCTGTCAAAGTGACGGGGGCAGTTTGGCGGTCTTTGTACGGCTCCCATGGGAGCGGGGTGTCTCCGGCGTTAATCATGATATCCTTATATATTACATAATCATTTACGACGGCCGCGTCACCGATATCGGCATACAACAACAATGCCAATTTTGTAGCCATATCATTTTGAGGATCCTCTATTGTAATTGTAGTGGGAGATTTATTTACATACACCACATAGGATAATACGGATCCATTAATGTCTATCCAATACAATCGGATACCGGGTGTCAAACCGCTTTTACTCGGTATGATACTGCCGTACGATATTGTTAATGTCTTGCCAACAATATTACTTTTATCGTCCACAATAAATCCTGCATATTTTCCGCCATTAGCTCTTGTGTAAGTAATCTTAATGGCTCTTTTGTCCGTGATATCAGCTTCTGCACCTGTCCCCCGTAACGTCACAAGAGATTTGTAAAACATCTGCGCCCCTGTCACCACCAGCTCCAACGTCTGCGGATACTCCACCGACGGGCTCGGCTTGCCTCCGGTGTACGGCTCCCATGGTAAGGCTATGTCGCCTGTGTTGAGCATAGGTTTAAGTGCAACTACTTCCGATGGTATCACCGTTCCCTCCGCACCATCTTTGGCAATAAATCTAATTCTGATATATGCAGTCCCCTCTGTGACAGTAAATTTTCCGTTAGTTGGTTTAATTGACAAACTACTTTGTATTACTTTCTCTTGATTGAAATACATAACGTAATTTAAATATGACTTTAGTCCATCACCGCTTAGCACATAATCTCCGGGCTTAACTGGTATATAATCACTACGCACAAAATTAGAAGCATTATTCGTTGCTCCTGTATCCGCATTAATTCCGCCCTGTACAATCGTGTCAGCATTTAACATCTGCTTCCCCGTGCTCACCGTCCCCACGCTGATAATGTCCTGCGGGTAGTCCGGGCTGGGAGAGGGAGCGGCTCCGGTGTAGGGTTCCCAGGGGAGGGCGGTGTCTCCGGCGTTAAGCATGGGATAACAAACACTATCGGCGGTTACTCCTGATAATACTTTTATTTCTGCACGCGCCCATACATCATGGTCAATTGTAACGGTCGCGCTAGTAACATGGCCTACCTTTGCCAGCTCACCAACAAATTGACCACCCTGTGCACTTATTTCAACAAGCTGAAAATACATTTTACCAACGACCAAACCGGATAATCCCGACAGTGTATACTGCCCCGCCTGAAGCAGGATTTCCGCAACCGTAAATGTAATAGCGGCTGTTGCGGTTCCCGTTATGGAAATTCCACCGTCCGTCTGTGTTTTCACAGTGATACCGTTTTTAGTATCGTTGAATTGAGGCTGCGGTAACAACTGCGCTCCCGTCGTCACCACCTGCTCACTCTTACCTGCCACATCAAGCCCCAGCACCGGCGCCGTCCACGCGTCCTCTACGGTTACGCCGCCCTCACCTGTCGCGGTCTCTGTCAGGGCGTTGGCGTACTTGCTGTCAGACTCCCGTTTTGAGTAACCGGCAAAGGCGGCCTTCTGCGCCTCGACGTAATCCGTGACCTCCTGCTGAGTCTGCGCCGCAGCTATCTCCGATGTCTTAGCGTTGGTCTCGCTAACTTTGGCTGCCGCCGCCGCATCGACCGCTACCTGTATGCTGTCCGCTGCATCATTTGCACGCTGGGCCGCATCTCTGGCAGAGTTGCCCTGCTCCGTAGCGTACTGGGCGGCAATGTCTGCGGCTTCCGTGGAGGTTTTGACTTCTCTGAGCGCGTCCTTAAGAACCTGGAAATCGTCTGAGGAGGCCAATCGGTCTAAGTCTGTGACGGCATCTCGTACTACTACGGGAAAAGTCTGGGATCTAATGTCTCCATCATTGCCAAGAAAATACAGTTCCCCCAAATGGGTTCCCGCTACGGCAGCCATCTGGTCTGTTATTGGGGCAAGAACTGTACTTTCAGTTTCCCGCGTACACGTGGCATTGGCTAAAGTCCCGTCGGTCTTCCGGACGCTGATGTGTATCTGACATCCAAACGGGATAATCCATGGACTCTTGAATGCTACCAGAGATATACGCGCCCATCGGCTGTTCGTGTCGTACTGCTTGATCTCCAACGGATCCTTTTTCGTATCGGCCGCCATGTCAAGCGTATAGTTTTGGATTGTACCGTCCATCTTATCCCTCCTCTGTCACTGCCCGTAAGACCTCGTATTTCTCGGCATCGGTCAGGTTGCGGTATCCCTTCAGGATCTCTTCCACATCTTCCCCCTGCCCGCGCCTGATCTTAAGCGCATAGATAATTATATTTTTCGCCGCTGTACTAAGCATAGTACACACCTCCAATCACATCAGCCAGGATAAGGGACATGTCGTCGATCATGGCCTTGATTGTCTTGACCTCCTCGTGCAGATCGATACCATTGCTGTCGTACTGATAGACCGGCTGTGGACTGGCAGGATTGCTGACGTCCATGCTGGTAACTGCCGCGCCGTCTGGGATCGTGACGACCAGACCGAGGACTCCGGCGGGGACTGTATCCTGACCGTGGATTACCGACCAGATTGTGCCGGTGGCGTCGTAGATGATTAATGATTTCATAAGTTTTCTTCCTTTCTTGTCAGTTATGACGCCCAAATGCGATATACAGCGCCACGCCAACTCGCAAATTCAAAGCCGAAGAACGAGTTGATAGCCAATGTATTAAGGGCGATCGATACGGTTTGTGTTACATTTAATGTATTGTCCAGTACGACTTTGGCATATACGACTTTATTGTTGAGGTCTCTAATCGAAATATAAGAGTTGGCCTGTTTAGCTGTTTTGTGTATTTCAAAATTAACTCTTGTGTACCTGGTGAAGTCAAACGGCGCTTGCATTCCACCATAGTTAGTAACGAATGTAAGTTGTCCGCTATCAAAGTTCGGGAGATCGTACCCCTCGTATTTCGAGAATCCGACTATGTTATTACCTCTTACATACAAATCCGTCGGCATTGGTACATACCCCTCAAAAGTTCCGTCAACGTAGTTACTGCCTATCCAATACCGGTACCCCTTCTTAATCACATTCGCCGGCGGAAGTGATGCAGCTGCTATTTCCACGTTGCCTGTCATGCGTTTCCACGCCGACTGCACTGTCTGAGCATAGGTTTGCGGTGTAATCGTCACTCCCGCCATGGACTGGATCTTGCCCTGCTTTCCCAGCACGTTAATACTGTCCAGCATACAATCCGGGTTAAGTCCGATTGTGGCAGCCACCTCGTCGCGGCTCATATAGACCCACGACTTTCCAGATCCGTCTTGAATCCAGTAACCGGCGCCCATGTAATAATACAGGCCACTGTCGTTTAATCCGCATGATATACCTTTTGTTCCGGATATGTACTCCGGCATAGTCCCGGCTTTTTCTATTCCCTCATCGTTCGTAAAGGTTTTTCCCTTCCGGACATCCGCCGGCTGTGCATTCCCGGATCCCAATACAATGCGTCCGATATTTGCTGCCATCTCCTTAAATGTCGCTGTCGCCGCTGTTGCTACTCTCTTCGCAGTGATGGCTGCGGCAACAAGGGCTTTTCCATCACTGACAGATTTTTTTATCTCATTTACTTCCTCGCCAATCGTATTGAGTTCCTTCGCCCCGAAACTGTCTCCTCGCTGGGTATAATCCGTTGCGTCCTCCGGTGTAACCGTGCCGTCTCCGTTGTCTACCATGCGGAGCTTCCGGCGGGTGAAGATATCATCTTTCCAGTCTGTCTTCATAGTCCTCTTAAACCTCCTAATCTAAATGATAACCGCCGCTTGCCCTCTGCCTGGCCCTGTAAGTTATCGTGGATCAGCAGCGTGGCTGATTCCAGGCGGTTGAGCTCCTGCCAGTCGATAGTGGGGACGTTGCCGTAATAGGTCCGCTTCTGCCCCGTCCGGAACTGATACGTATGATTCCGGATTGTCTCCAGATTCTCCTCCAAGCGGTTGATCTCGGACGGATAAGGCCAGAGACTATAATTGTCTTTGTCCGGATCCACTGTGATGTCAAACTCCCGATACAACTGCGCCGCCAGATCCCGCAGATACGCCAAGTTGTTTTTGATCCGGTTGTAATCCACATAGTTAATCCTGTCCGTCTTAACCCAATTAGTTTTAGGTGTTACCCACGCCATTAACAGCCCTCCTTGCTTTCACGGTACCGGATACGGCTCCGCCGTCGTAATTGATCGTATGCTCCCCGATGTTGATTTGGAGCTTATCCACATATTGGTTCTGGAGGAATACGATATCCCCAGGATCCAGCCGGAAATCCCCACGGTAGCTGATCTCATAGTTGATATTGTTGTTCAGGTAATTTCCAGTCCACTCCGCTACCAGCTGCGCATGAGCCGCATCGTTGATTAGAGGATTAGTCCAGGTCTTACTCTGTCCAGACGGGTTAAGTCTCAGCACATAGTCAGACGGTGTCTGGAGGTATTCGCAGCCGGTGATTATCAACTCCACAGAGCCGGTAACACTGCTTAGATCCACGATCACCTTATAGGCCGTAGACTCCACAATAGATCCAATATTAACTGCATACCCGTGGCTTGCATTAAGCATCGTAGCCACATAACGGCCGCCGCCCTGCACCACGTCCTTAAACAGCTCCTTACGATCAGTGCCCTCATAGTAGTTGGTCATCTGCACCCGGAGATCCTTATACCTATCGACCTGGATACCTGTAGGCGGTTTCCGCATGTTGTGATAGTTAAGTTCATAATCGCTCACGTCCCCAAACTTAACATAGTTGACGATTACATCGTTGTTGGAGTGCGCCTGCGTAAATTCAAAAACTATGGTATCGAACTCCGGAAACTCATGTTCCACTACCATCTCGTTGCCGGTTATCCCCTGCGTATAGCTTTCCTGCAATGCACCGGCCTTATAGGTGTGTATCACCATCTCGACCGGGTGATTGCCGCCAAACTCCATAGACAGGCCGTAGTACTTCATGGCCGCTTCCAGTCGGATTGACAGCTTTGGAGGATCTGTAAATCGCCCATCATCTCCGGCCACCTGCTTGCTTATAAAACCGGTATTTAAGTAGTTGCCTCCGTCCTCTGGAAGAAAGTACATACTGCCATCTGCCACCCAGTAATCCTGTGTATACCTGGCATAATCGTACTTAACGCTCGGCAGCACAACCTCTTTAAGGTGCGAGTACTCCATGGCATCGTCCGACGTCACCGTCATGCGCTCCGGAGAGATCACCGTGGCGAATGCTGCCTTAATCCGGATCATACCCTGTCGGTCCTGGTATAAGATGCAGCGGCCTGCGTTGGCTATGATCTGTAACGCTTCTGCATGGGTGACTGCGGGCATCGGGTTGACAACCAGCACCTGCCGCAGATAATCGTCCAGTACGTAATTCCGAGGATCCACGTCTGCATCTGCCAGCACATCGACGGCCAGATCATACAACGTTGTGGTGCCATGCCTCCCCCGGTAATACGTCCCGTTGAGGTTTGCGACTGCATCACGCGCCCCGAAGCTCATGCGGTCGTCGTCGGCCTTCCACGTGTCCAGGTATAGCTTCGCTCCGTCCAGCCACTCGATGGAGCCGTCCGCCAGTGTCACGCCGTACTTGATCTCGACCTCCTGGCCGATCTCCAGATAATATAGGGCGCTGTCGCGGTTCTCGGTGTCAAACTTCCGGCCCTTGTTTTCCACGGTCAGGGATAGGTCTATGGTCGGCAGCTCCTCCGAAATCTGCGACAGATACTCCTTTTTACTGCTCGAGGTAATCTGTCTGCTCTTAAAGTAGATACCAACACCCATGGATATTTTAAAAATCCGGAGCCGCCCCTGGCCGTTGACCATGGCGTGAGGGACGATCCGGATGTACGTAGCGTCCTCGAAAATCTCCTCGGTTATGTATACCCGGCTGCTGTTTCCGATGACATTCAGCGTCTTATTGTCTGACACAACGTCAAAGTCAACCGGGAAGTAATCCGAAAAATCTATAGTCAGCCCCCGGATATCATAGGGGCCGCCGTGGTAATCGATCTGGATTGCCCCCAGCAGCTCCCGGCTGACCGCCCCCTGGTTGAAATAGGGGCTGCCGTCCTCTGGCAGGAATAACATGGAGCCATCGGCCCGCCAGAAGTCTTGTTCGTAAGTCGCGTACATGTACTCTGGGTCGTAGTTGTCCAACAGCTTCCGGGTGTTCGAGAACTCCGTACACTGGCCCGGATCCACGGAAGAGTTATTCTGTGCTGCCTGGTTGATAACACCGATGGTGACGTCCATGTACATCTGATCTCTGGTCTGCTTTGTCTGTGTCTCTTTATAGGCTCTGCTTACCGCCTGCATCAGTCAATCACCCCGCAATCCACCAGATTGACCTTGCACACCTTATACCGGGTGGGCCGGCCGTCACTGTCATATTCACACGGCGTACCGGTCCGGTTGCCCGGGTACATCTGGATTGTAATCCAGCCATCGTGTACCATGTCGGGGATCCGGGCCGTCACTACGAACTCCGAAAACGCCTGTAACATCTCCGCCCACGTAGCTGCGTCCAGATAGGACCATTGCAGGTTATCCACCTTGTACTGATCCCTACCGACGCGGTCCCCGATAAACTCGCCGAGGGCATTTTTACCATCGCTCACGTTCGTGGCGACAATTAAGTCGGCCATGTTGTCGGGAGGCGGAAACTCCCGACCGTTGATTGTAATAAAAGCCACGTCTCCACCTCCTTATCCAAACGAAAAGCCTGACCGTTTTTCGAGATCCTTAAGCTTCTGTCGGATCTCACGGATATCTATGTTGACCACCAGATCAAAGTTCTCGATCAGCTCGATAATCTTCTTAAGTAGATCGATCATAATGATTAAGTACTGCTCGCTCATGCCGTCCGGTCTGGCTGCCATTGCAACGGCCTTATCGACCATATCTCGTATTCTCCCGGTGTCTTCATAGCCAGGACTCGATGATCCCACCATAGCCAGACGCGGCGTTGCATTGCTTGTCATACTCCTTATGCTATTAACCAATGGTGTAAGGGCTGCTCTCATGCCACCCTGTACTGCCTGAGAGATTCCCTGAGTGATCTGCGTGTTATTGGCAACCGCCGCTTTACCGCCCCACTTACCAATCATCTCAGGGGTGCCGTTTTCATTGGCCACAAACATCTGGCCTGATTTCGGGAAGCCTCCGGTTGCATGGCCCTTTACACCTGGGCCACTGTCAACATAGTCGGAAGTGCCTCCCGGCCCGGAACTATCACTGTCACTTTCTTCAGCTTCTTCTTTACCTCGCTTGAACAGATTCTTTGCACCATCTACAATACCGTCCCAGACACTTCCTACAAAATCTGCAATGCCGCCCAGCCAGTTTTTCACGTCTTCCCAGATATTACTCATACCTTCCCACAGTTTGTTCATGATGTTCTTTCCGACTTGCAGCATTTCGTCAAGATTGAAAATATCTTTGATCTTCTGCCAGATTCCATCGAACCACTCTTTGATGGCATTCCACTTTTCCTCAATCGTGGACTTTACGCTATCCCAGATTTCAGACAGCTTATCCTTGATGCTATTGAATATCTCTGATGCTGAGTCTTTTAAACCATTCCAGAGTCCGGAAGCAAACTCCTTAATCTTTCCCCAAATAGATTCCCATACACCTTTAATAACGCCCAGCACCGTACTTATAATATTGCTTATTGCAGTCATCAGGGTATTTGTCAGGCTCTTCATAGCCTCCCATATTTGGCTGAAAAATGTCTTAATGCCTTCCCATGCCTTTTTCCAGTCTCCAGTAAAGATTCCGGTGATAAAATCCATCAAACCGCCCAGCGCGTCGAATACATGGCCCAGAGTCTCGCTAATTCCTTTCCACCAGCCAAAGAACATGTCAACCAGTCCTGATAATGCATTGCCAATGATAGGAACCATTGTCCCAATAAACCATAAAACAAATGGCTTAAGGAAATTTTCCCACACCGTCGTTATAGCATCAGCGACTTTTCCAGTGAAATCAAGAAACTTATCTATAAGAGGGCTTAAATATTGTTCGTGAAACTCCTGGAATTTCTGGGACATTTCTGATATTACCGGGAGGATGTACTGATTATAAGCGTCCAAAAGTTTTTCTGTTATTTCAGAAAATCCTTTTTTAAATGACATGAGCATAGGTGCTACATGGTCGTTGTATGCGTTACCTATTTTGGTGAATGCTTCCTCGATCACTGACTTAATCGTTGCAAATACCGGTTCAATCGCGCTAAATGTATTTTCCAGCGTTGATTTGATATAATCTGCATTATCTATAATCGGGCCAGTAAGCACGTCTAGTAAATCAGCCAGAAACGTGCCTGCCAGTTCAGTAACACCCATAAATCCTTCAGAAAAAATCCCGATGATGTCAGCTGTGATCTGTTTTGCACTGTCACTCCGGAAAGACTCAAATATTTTAGCTACTGCGGTCGAAAATCGGCCACTTATCTCAGAGATTCTGGAACCGATATCAAACATTGCTACAATATATTCGATCAGACGTTCCTTGTTCTGCTCTAAGTACAGGCTGATCCCGCCCAGTAGATTATCAGCAAATGATGCACCAATGCTTGCAGTGGAACCAGCAACTTTACCCAGATTAAATACAAACCGATTTAGAAACTCATCTGCCGCAGAAACGACAGCCGGATCCAGGAATATATCTTTTAGGCTCTGCCCAATATTAGTGATGGACTGCTGAATACTGTCTAAAACGCCTTTATCTCCGAAGGCAATATTAAATCCACCCTTAAACAGACTGGAAAGCTCTCTGGCCTTATCAATGAGTCCCTGATACTTACTATCCATCTCATCAATGGCTGAAGTATCAACTTCCCCCATATCGAACTCGTCGGCCGCATATCCGCCGCTCGCGCCACCAGATCCACCACTATCTGGCGCCTGAATGACATTGAGTTCGTCAATGCCACTTGTGGCTCCCTTGATATCTTTCGCGGCCTTTTTCGCAGCGCTCCCAGCTCCGCCCATGGCTGTTCCTGCATTATCCGCGGATTCTGCTACGCCTTCCATACCGGCGGCTGCAACCGCAGCGCCTCCTCCGCCTGATTTCTTCCCAGCAAACATATCTGTCAGGGATTTAAAAGCATTGGCCAGGCTCATCAACTTGTTGATTATAAGGTTAATAACCTTAATCACAGGAGTAAGGACATTGATGAGCCCTTGGCCGATCGTCGCCTTTAAGCTATCAAACTGAAGTTGCAGGATACGAACCTGATTCGCCCAGCCGTCACTCGTCCGGATAAAATCCCCGGAAGCCAGGGCCAGCTGATCTGTCACGAACTGATACCGTAATGCTACCTTTTCAGCCTCGGTCATTTTGGCCGTAACTTTACCGTATCCGTTTGCCATGGCATAAGCATCGAGTGCATTCTGGGTCATGACAATTCCGAGATCTTTCAAGACCTCAGTTTCTCCGGTGAACACCGCCTTCATTTTGGTGTATGCTTCGTCCTGGCTGATGTTGTAGAACGACGCAACGTCTCCAGCCAGACCGGTAAGGGCCGTAGACATCTCGTAGGCTGCTTGCTCGTTGAACCCGAATGCCTTCGCCATAGCGCCGAACGTACCCGTGAACTTCTTTGCCATCGTTTCAGACAGGCCGAAGGATCCTGCCGCATTCCGGGCGAACTCATCTACTTGTTTTGACATTCGAGGGAATGTCACGTCAACGACGTTCTGGACCTCGGCAAGATCCGATCCCAGCTCAATACAGGAAGCCCCGAAATCTATAATCTTTTTAACTGCAAATGCGGCAGCCAGGGCGGCGCCCGCTTTCTTTGCCATGCCCTGAATGCCGACCATCTGCTTCTTAAAACTTCGATCATTTACTGTAAGGTCAAGACCAATTTGTCCGACGCTCTCAGCTGCCATACTATCACCTGCCTTTACTCATCTGGTAAGACAGGCACATCGGCACAGCGTCTTAGATTCTTAATTCAAATTCCCGTTTGCAATCCTTATTTTTGCATTTAAAAAAGACGCCCTGACACCTGGCGTCCTGATTTCTGATTGCATTAACAGGGTACCCGCAATACGGGCACCTCACTTTTTCTCTTTCTGTTTTTATCTTCTCAATCTCAACCACCTCCGCACAGGAAAGCCATCTGCCGCTCCAGATATTCCATCTGCTGACCGTATGCCTGAGGGCTCATCTGCTCGGCCTGACGTTTATGCCACTCATCGTAAATCCGCTTCTGGTCTGTGGTAAAATGCTTAATTACATCTTTATCCGTCTCTGATCGGATCGCCACGATACGCCCCAACACGGTCTCCGGATCTATTCCGGCCAGAAGGGACTTGAACTCATCCCAACTAACTGACTCAAATTCTTTTGTCCTTATTCTCAGCCCGTACTGCGACAGGAAACTGGAAATAATCAAATTCCAGTCTTCAAACAAATCGTAGTACGGGTCACTGCTCCCCCTGGCTGTTTTCCTCGCCTACTACCAGGTCCATAGCCGCTTCTACCACAGTCGTCCAATCCTCGAAGTTTAATTTAAATTTTTCAATTTCCTTACGGGACTTTTCCGGGAAAATCAGCTCATACGCTTCATTGATTTGATTAATCTCTACACCGCCCGCTGTCATAAAATTCATTACTTTAAGCATGGTTGGAGCATCAGCGTTGACCTCCAGCTTTTTGCCTTTAATCATTAATGACGGATTCCCGTCAAAGGTAAGCTTATCTGTGATATCAATTACTTTTGCCATCTCTTATTCCTCCTTATGCGGCGGGCGCTGCTGGTGTAAAAACCGGCTTGCCATAGCAGACTACTTCAAATTCAAGCGCATCAAGTGCCGCAGTATCCCCGCCGCCTGGTGTCGTTACGTTAATGACACAGTCAAACGCCAGCTTTGCACCAGATACCATTTCCCATTCGAACTTTGTCATTGCATCGCTGCCCATAGCCATAAACAGACTGGCTATATAGTCATTCCCCGGATCGCCAACGCTCCTCTTCCCCTGGAAGGAAAAACTGAGTTTCTTACCAACGACGGCGCTTTTAGCCCAGCCTTCCGCGTCCATTGCATACCACTCATCTGTTGTGTTGTCGATTGTTGGCGCGAAATTGGTCAAATCTTTCGGCATCATCATATCCGCGTCCGCACTTTCCAGTCCCTTCGTTCCAAACTTGAACTTATTATTAGATACTTTAAATACACGTGCAGTTTCTGCCATTTATCGTTCCTCACTTTCCATATACAAAATCCAGCCATATCACATATTCGTATACGCCCTTGTCATCTGTCCCCACATCAACCGGTTCGGGTACCTGAAGGATAATACAGTGAATGGGCGTATCCCCTATGGACAGGCTGGATCCATTTTTAAGTTTCTCATATAACTCATAGGCGGCCTGCTCCGATGCCTGCACGCTCTTATCCCAGTGGATCAGAAGGGAGAGGCGCCGGATATCATAGCTGCTGTATTCGTAGCCACCCAGAGCCATCACAGGCGGCCCGCTGTCTTTTCTATGGTACACGCCGATTGAATGTTCCTTCTTGCCGTTCAGCTTACCGATATAGACATTGTTATCGTCAGCAATTCCCAGGCTTGCAATGTAACCGCGGATATTATCCAGAGTCAACATCATACAGCACCTACTCTCTTATAAAATTGCTTGAAGGCTTTCTTTGCAAAGTCTTCCTGCTTTCCGCCCTTCAGCCATGGCGAATACCACTCACCGCCGGCAAACGGATTCTCATCTGTCTGGTAATCATATTCCGGATGATAGTAAAGCCGGCGGGCATATGGCGTACTGGAAACCAGTCTCGCTCTCCCATGCTTGGACTCGCTGTAATCTACGAACGATGCATCTTCTTCCAGATGGCCGCTGTCAAATGGCATAACCTGCGCCTGTACTACCTCTGTATGCAGTGCTTCCGCCGTCATTTCCAGCGCGGTGACTGCCGCCTGGGTAAGCTGCTTAATTCGTGGAAAATTCATTTTTACCGATGACTTAACCTGCATTAGATCACCTCCAGCTGGCTGTAATTAACCGTCCCATCTGGATTCCTGGCCTTCATTCCCTGTTCGATCCGACGTTCCTGGCCGAACACGGTCACCGTACCGCCGCTGAGTATCGGAAAGTTCGGTGCAATATCACCCGGAAACATGGCCGTGCCAGTGATCTGGATCAGTTTTTTTTCCGCCGTCAGGATTGTCTTAGCTCGGTCCTGAAAGTTACATTTCAGATCCAGATCAAGTATCTGCTCCGGCTCTCCGTGGTTATTCACGTCTTCAGACTCCAGATGGACGTGTATATCTACCTTGCAGAGCTTTTTAGGTACTAAACATGGGTATCTCATTAAATCACCTCGCTAACCGGCAGCACATGCCAGTTTGAGACAACAGGGCATATGTATCACGCATCATCGCCACGCCCTTATCCGTATAGACGTTCCAACTCTGCCCGAATTGAACCGACGCTCCATTCAAACTATAGCCAGATAAAATTGTGCTGATCTCGTCGGCGTTCTCATACTCAAAATCCGCCTGCTGGCAGACTGCTTCTCTGATTGTTTCCTGCTGAAAAGGCGTCAAATTGGAAAATCCCCGGCCTATAATGCGGTTATAGGTCAGGGAATCAATATGGCGGCTGGCCTGCCGGAGCCGCTGATTGATCTCAGCGCATTCCTTCAGGACTGTACCGTGGTACTCGTTAAAGTAATATTCTGATGTGACATATGGTTCGCATGCCATACTATTCACCAGCTTTCTTACCCGGCGCCTTCTGCTCCTGTTTCGCAGCCTTGAGTCCTGCAATTTCTTCTTTCAAGGCTTCTAATTCTTCGTACCGCTCAGCTGCTATTCCCTGCAGGCGTTCGATCTCCTTTACGGCTTTTGCGTGCTCCTCATATGGAACCGTCTTGCCGCGGCCATATGCAATTGTCTCGCCATCATCACCCAGAATATCAAAACCGCCGTCCTGGTAAAACTTCTGCTGTGATTCGTCAATCGTGTACTCCTTGTTTCCTTTAACCGCTCTCATCTTAGCTCCTCCTTACGCTCCGGCTGCCACATTCATGGCACAGCCTTCTACCTTTTTCTCCAACAGGAACAGATCGCCAAAGTTACGGTTCTGGTACAGATAGCCATCTGCGGTCCTGGAATCGGTTCCCGGAGTAAACAGCTTGATATAGCTGTACCTGTCGCGGCAAACCACACAGGATGTATGAATCAGGATCCAGTTGATCTGTTTCGCATCGGTCGCCGCCACACAGCCGGCTGTAAAGTCATACTTTGTCTTCATTCTGGCGGCCGGTACCATCTTAATAGAAACATTATCCAGACTGTGGACATTCCGGTTAATGGTGGAAGGAGACGTCACGGTCATAACCCGCTGAAGCCCCTCTGCCTCCTTAATGATCTTGTTCATGGCCGGAGTGACGTACAGCATTCTCCCCTCTTCCGGAACCCCTGCCTCGTCCATGCGTGCCATCTCCTCATCAAATGCCTCGAGGAAATTTGCGGCTGCTATCACATCGTTGCTGATCCGGCCGGAATATCCTGTAAGTTCTGCGTGGAGCTTGGAAAAACGGTAAGAATCCTTTTCCGGGATCGCCTGCTCCGTTTCAAAGGTATTCTGGATATTTGCCACTGATAAGGTAAGATTCGTTTCGTCAATGTCCATGGGATCAATCCAGAATTCCACATCTCTGTCGTGCTCCAGTTTTTTAGCCTCCCAGTCATTACTGAGGGTACCGGAGTTGAATCCCGGTGTCCTGGTATGATCCTTATACCCGGATACCGTCATTCTCGGGAGTTTAATGGTCTGGGCGTTAATAAACTTCACACTCTGATTGCTCTGTGTCAGTGCATCAGAGCACAGTTCTTTTGCATACTTCTGCTGGAGAAGCTGCGTAAAGGTTGTTGCATAATCGTATACTGCCATGTGTTAGTTCCTCTCTTTCTTTAAAGTCCGAATGCCTTCTTTAAGGCGTCGTCATTACTTGTTTGCTGTCCGGATCCTGAGGCACCTACCTGGATAAAACCGGTAGAACCTGCCGCCTGCGGTTTAAGCGCCGGCACGTCTTCCAGCACCTTATTGATCGCATTTTTCAGCGACTCATCATTGATCTTTCCGTCCTGCCCTGAGACCTGGCTTAAATCCGCCATCTTAAGGACATATGGAATTGTCTTTGCATCAAGCCCCAGACTGATCGCTGTAAGAGTAGCCTCTTTTTCAAGCATTGCCTTCTGGGCTATAGCCTGAGCCTGCGTGATCTGTGTCTGAAGAGCATTCACATCCGGCTGTTGGGCTGCTTTCTGCTGTTTGAATCCTGCAATCGCCTGCTTCATCTCTTCCTCAGACAAGCCCTGCTGTTTGAAATAGGCCTTCAGCGCCGTATCTTCTTTGGCTGCCAATGTTCCATCAAGCATCTGCTGGATCTTACTATAGTCAATCTGTGATGCCTGTGGACTGCCAGCGGCTGGTGGAGTCTGCTGACCCGCTCCTGCTGGTACTGATCCCGCGCCCGGATCTCCTCCCCCTGCCGGCTCTGCAAAAAATTGTAAATTCATCTTTTTCATCATGCTTCAATTACTCCTTTCCATTTTGAGGGTGTCACCCTTATTGCTGTTCATTGTCATCGGTATCGCCGGCCACGCAGATTTTTAAGCCTTGCTCGTGTTTGGGCATAAAAATAACACCCAGGGTAATCCTGCGTGTTAAATCAATTCTATTGCGATATCGCAATAAAATACCACCGGCCATTTACTGACTGGTGGTTATAAACCCGGTATTGTATCCTTTATTCCTTTTGCAAGGCTTGCCGCTTTCTTCATCAGGGTATTTTCTTCCAGATACTCAAGACCTTTTAAAGTAATCTCTGGTCTTGTTAATGACACTCTGGGGTATCCGCAGTCCATAGCATTCCATGTCTCTCCCCCTGTGATGTATCCTTCTTTCAACAACATCGCCATTATACGACTCCATTTCGGTACCGACAATTCAAGCCTTTCCGGAGACAAAATGTCAGCATCAATTTCCTCACAGTCCATTGATTTTTGCAGGATGCGAAGGATTTTATAAATCAAACGAAAATCATCCATCTTCCATATCACTCCTCTTCCCATAAACTGGCAATATTATTTACATCGTCCCCACGTTTCATTGACAAGTTCCCCATCTTTTTTACATTCTCTGATAACGCATTTTGACGCCTGTTTTTTATCAATTGGATTATTGTCATCATCGAAATAGTAGATTTCTGAATAATCGCCCCCGCTTGGTGTTTTCTCTTCGATTTTCTGATATTTCATGGTTCACCTCCTATATTCCCAAAATTAAATTTAAAAGAGATGCTCTGTTAGGAAAACTCTTCTTAAATGCTTCTGTATCTGCAACATATTCTGCTATACTTTCCGCAAAGTCTTCCGCTGGTGCATTTTCTCCATACGGTGTCGGAGATTTCTTTCCTGACTCTATTATATCTTTTTTCATAGACTCTGTCCACAAAACTTCTGAAGAAAAATGTTTTTCAGTCGACGCTATCTGCCTATCTATATAATGGCCGGACTCATGGCAATATGTTCTTACAACGTAGTCATCATTGTGGGGATAATCATGCCGATAAAATGTAATTTTATCTCCCCCGGTTGCATAGGAATGTGTGAAATTTTTGTACTTCTTCTTCCAATAACTATCCTGCGGGTTATAATAATCCACAAATTCAATTGTCTTTGGCCCCTGTTGTCGAATTGTTTCCGGAACATTTTGCCATAATTCAATTGCCTTTTCGGGAGTCATCATTTGCTTTGCAGAATTCATTTTTTCTGGAAAAACGAATTTTGTTCCATCCGGAGTCTCGTATATTGTAGCCTTTGCAGTTCTCTTGACACCACCACAGCCATCTGGAAGACCATAATCCTCTTTCGTAACGGCACAATCAATTCCACCGATTGATATCGGACATTGTTTTTTCCACGCCTCCGCCTTCTGCTGATATTGTTTCCGATTTTCATCATCCAACGAGTTGTCAGACAGCCTGTCAAACTTCTCGGTCTGCCGTTTCGCATACTGTTGTTTGGTCTCCTGCGTATTGGCCTGGCCGATGTCCTCCAACTCCTTCTCTGTCCATGAGTCATCAGCCGTGGAGATACCTGGGAAATAGGTTGTATGGCTGTCCTTACATCGTGGGTGGTATAAGCCAGCGGCTATGGCCTTGCTCATCAACGGATACGACCCATCGGATTTCTTCCCGCCGCTCCACACATCATCAATCAGAACTTTACCAACAAACGGCAGACACTTCGGGCAAGGATTCCCACGCTTTACCATAATAACAGTGGTAATTCCCCATTCCTGCCGCTTCTCTCCCTCTCCCTGCAAATACGCCCGCTTGCTGGCCGTCCTGATTGCCATGTCAGCGTAATCAGCCAGAGTATGGCGGGCTCCGTTTGCATACTCTACACATGTAAGACCACGGGACAACATATCCTTTGTAGCCATGTCCACGGCCTTCTCGTAAGTTCCGGCGCCGGTATTGGCATAGACCTGAGCGTTGTATATTACCTTCCGGTACTCATCATTAGCTTTCCTAAGGATTGCTGTCTCTGCCCGTTCCATATCGTTCGTGGTGGCTTCGATCAGGGCTTCCAGTTTCCGGTTGTTTAGACGGAAGAACTCTGCCGCGGTACCCTGGGAGACTTTATTTGCGCCGGTAAATCCATTCTTAATGGCGTTCAGGATCTGGATCTCTTGCTGCATATTCCCAGTCTGCCTTGCCTTGTAAAGGATTTCTCCAATCTGACCGTTGATATCCTTAAACTGCTTCCCGTAGCGCTTCTGATTGGCTTTCTTATACTTCTCCAGCGTTTTTAACTGTTCTGCCTGCCACATGCTCCACTGGATTCCCTCGTCATCTTCCCAAGCGCGATGACGGTCCATATTCCGGATCATGGAAGCAATCAGTTCGTCCTCGATCGCCTCGAAGGCGGCGCCGATATCATAATCCGCCAACAGCATCACCTCCCGTTTGCATATACTTTGAATCCCTGCGCCTTAAACTGCCGCGTTAGGTTTTTAAGCTGGGTAACGCTCGTACACTTATCGCAGCGCAACTCCGCATATCCCTGTTTCTCAATCGCGTAGATTCCGAAAGGGACCTGCTCACTTGCCGTCTGGAGTAAGCCCTGGTATTCCTTCTGGTTCATCTGGTACAGGTGGTTCATTACTTTGACCTTCATCTGGATTTCCTCCTTCCGTGTTGACCATGAAGCCACCGGCAGCCATATTCATGCCTAGTTCCTCAACTTCTGCGATTCCCTGCTCTGCCTTCAGGCGCTTTACTTCCTCTGCCTTCCACGCCTCGTCCTTGCTATCTCCCCACATCTCCTCCACCTGGGCCTCGATGCTCATAATACTGGCACCAGGGCGGGCCTTAGCCAGCGTCTCAACCTGACTCTCGAATGACGGATTCGCATACTCGCCAAACGGTATCTCGACCTTCACCTCTTCGATCGGTTGCCCCAACAGGATATGATAAGCATTGATGCAGAACGATATCACTTCCGGAAGTTCCTCCTGCAAGGCCTCCACAATGGCATTACGAGTATACAGGGTGGCCTTCTCTTTCTCCCTTTGTGCCTCGGCATTGTCCAGCTTCTTGACGTCAATACCGAGGGTGCTGGGACTGATGATCCCCTGCAAGCAAAGGTCTAAGGCTGTCACATAGCTGGCAAGGTAACTCTCGTGCGGGATATCTGGCTGCTCCGTTAGAATCTGGTTCTTTCCGCCTTCACCCATGTTGTCGTCGCCGGCAATGAACCGGTTATCAAATGCACTCGCCTTCAGCAGCTCCCCGGTTTCCGGATTTCGTGGAATATATGACTCTGGAATGTATGTCCTGGCCCTTCCTGCCCGGAGCGCGTCCATCCATTGCGACCAGGCCTCATCAAATGCATCGAAGCTGTCCAGTTTGCCGTCAAAAATAGAGCCGCCACGACCCTCGTATTTCGTGCTCTCATACACCTTGAGCGGCACTGCCAGGATCACCATCTCATCAAATTTCCAGTCGGATATATTCCGCGTGGCTTCGATGGTCTTCATGTCAACCTCGCGTTCTCCCTTATAGAGCTCATTCCGGATGTATCCATAACCATAATGCTCGTAGAGGACATACTGCTGACGATGGTCTATATATGGTGTTTTAAACACGACCTCTTTTAGCCGGCCGCGCTCCTGTATGATCTCGATCCGCTCCCCCGGATACCATTCCAGGATCGGGTACTGGCTTAAGTTTGTGTCGATCGTCACCTTGTAGGCGCCATCACCAATATACAATACTTCCTTAACAGATCGCTCCAGGGCCTTCCTGAACTTATTTTCTTTCTCTATCTCCTTCCAGAGTTGTTCCTGTGCCGGGCTCTCAAACTCAAAATCATTCATATCGGCCAACACAATCCCGGAGAGGATCCGCACGATCAGACCAGGGAGGCCCGTATGAATCTTCCGCATCTCCATGCCAGGTGTACATTTACTGGCCCAGAACTTATATTTATCTGCATACTCATTGACGCTCTGGTACATCTGTTCCAGTTCGTTACTGTCCCCGCGGTACCAGATCCGGTTTCGGATGGCATTAAGTTCAAAGTCCATTGTTTCCTGAATCTGTATGCTCTGCCCCATGGCCGGCTGGACATCAAGCCAGCTCCGGATCCCTCGTTTGATATTCTCATTCAATGTTGATAGCCACCTCATTTCTCTGCCTCCTCAAATCCTATAAGTCCTCTATATGGGATCCAGCCATACTGTGATGCATTAATCGTATGCTCGTTACGGCTCTCAGGAAGATCCTTATCTTACTGCCAACTGTACCGGTCCAGTTCTACCAGGGGCGCTCTGCACGCATCTAA